ATGGCACTCGCTAAGGCACCACTCAAAGCATGTCAGCATGTTCTGACATTATTGATGGGAATTAAGGAGTCCCCATCCTTTTTGGTAAAGGATAAGAACACCCATGGACGACTATTCGTCATAGCGAAGAGGTTCACACGATCACTGAGAAGTGACGAAAGTGAGGCACTCGGAGCTAGAATACTCAGTCCAACCAGATTGTTTATAGAGGGTAGCTCTATCCTAGAAGCTTTGGACTTGACTATCAGTCTCGTCGAAGTTTTCTTAGATAAGGCTCCGAAATTCGGCTGGTTCCCTCTGTACGAACAACTACAATTCTTTAGAGTCGTAAAGTCATGGCCTACTGATGATTTTATCTCATATGCTAAATACTTTACTGCATTTCCTATGGCTTTCTATTTGGAGAATGATCTCCCTGAAATGCCCACAGGATATCTAGAGAGTGTACCCAACCCGTTGATTTTCACTGGACGTTTGAAACGATTCTTAAGAACACGCCTCATCCATAAATCACGTAAAAACGCTGAAATATGGTGGTCAGTGTTACAAGGAGTCAAGCGTGGGGCCCATGAGGCTCCATCCCACTTTGTCTTTGAGTCTTACTTGAAGCATCGTAGGAAGCTCACCAAAGCTCCCACCAACACTATCCATCCAAAGTTTATTGAAAAGGTACATCAATTTTTGGAAAATTATGATGCACCAAAGCCTCAATTGTATGAAGTCTCCACGTCTGCATCTTACGACACCACCCGAGATGACGGTGGTCAACGTGATGATGTTAGACAATGGTTGAAACATACTTTCGGCTACACCAATGAACTTGAGAAAGTTAAACTCTCTAACAAGGTTAGTATGCAAGCGTACGGACCTGATATCCCTAAAGACCGTAAAGGAAAATACGACTTTGAGTCTGTCGTTGAAGAAGCACATAAGGATTTTACCCCTGGACCACTCCAGGTTGAAGTTCATGGTATCCTTGAACCACTTAAAGTCCGATTAATTACTAAAGGTGAATCCGTCCCCTATTGGTTAGCACGTAGCTGCCAAAAGGCGATGTGGAATTATCTTCAGAATTATGAGACTTTTGTAGCCACTGGAAGACCACTTGAAGATCAAGATTTGAACGATCTCATTAACAAAAGAACCAAATTTCAGGAAAAACATAACCTTAGATTTGACTCTTGGGTTAGTGGAGATTATTCTGGAGCTACAGATGGTGTTGACATCAGATGTACTGCCCTGATCTTTGAGAACATTTTAAAGAGATCTCCTTACTCAGATAAGTATAAGGATTTACTTCGCTTGGTCATCTATAAACAAGAACTTAATTACCCTCCCTGTGAGGTCAGAAAGGAAATACCATGCGATCTCAAACTAGCCATGCGTAAGCTTAATAGAGATAAGACTATTAAGCGAAAGTATGACGTTGAGACTCGCCAAGTGTTGCCCGCTGTCCAAGAAACAGGTCAGTTAATGGGTTCTGTTTTATCTTTTCCTATCCTCTGTATCATCAACCTAGTATCCTATTGGATATCTATGGAAGAGTACTTAGGTAAGGAGTTGACCTTTGAAGAATTACCAGTACTTATCAACGGTGACGATATCTTGTTCCCCTCGAATTCTTCTCATTATGACATTTGGAAAGATATGATTAAGTCTGTTGGATTTAGCCTTTCTATTGGGAAGAACTATATCCATAAGGACTTGTTCACTATCAATTCCATTATGTTTCATGAGTCGAATAATCAAGTGACCAGATATAAATTCTTTAACGTAGGATTACTCACAGGAAAAGCAAAAGTTACCGGTCGTGCCAACCTTCAGGATAAGCCAATCTGGGATTGGTATGCTGAAGTTATAGATGGCGCTACTGATAAAGTAAGAGCTCATAGGAGATTCTTACATTATCACCGTAGTACTATCGACCGACTTACTTATGACGGTTCACAGAACCTCTTCATAAGTAGGTGGTACGGCGGTTGCGGCTTCAAGCTGGATCCTGAAGTTGCAAATCATGTAGCATTCACAACTTACCAAAGAAGACGTGCCTTTTTCTATAGATCTTATATAGAAAGGCTTGTTAAACGAGGTAAGGACCCCACTAAACATATTCTTAGGCTGGTTCCTAATGAAGATCACTCATCATATGCCTGTGTAAATCTAGGCTTTCATGACAAACTTCGGTTAATTCCAAAGACTCAACCATTAAACATAAATCAAGATTTGGAAACAAAGAGGCTATACAATCTTCCCCTCCTAAGTCAACCTCACCAGGGTAACAAACTCTACTTGGTATTCAAACCCGGTAGAAGGATACCCAAGGCTCGGAGACCTGGGGACAACAGAGCTAAAATGGCGACTCGCTTACTATGCGAGGAGCCCTTTACATTAGTTTCTGAGTCCGAATTCCCACTATCATATCAGTTTTCTGATTATAGTATCGATGAGTCTAAGTACTTCGATCCAGAGATCGTTGTACCTACTAAAAAGTCGGTAGTCAACCGTAAAGGTTGGTACACTATTGATTTTAGTACAGGACACATTCTTTACTACGATAGTGAAGAATTTTCTAAGGAATCTCTAAGTAAACCTTATGTTGCCCGACGTTGAATATTGGGTTGTATCTATTAAATCGACCAAAACGGTGTAGATCTGGGTATAGAGTTCTACTCAATACTTCCGTGCTAAATGCCTATGGGCTAAACGCCGACAGACTACACGGTTGAGCTGGACTCACCAGTTAGGTACAATGTATAGTCGCTTGCAAGACACAAGGGATCCAATACAATGTCTACCAAATCCGATTTACAAAAACAAGTTAAGAATCTTAAAAATCAAGTCGCTCAACTTAAGCGCACAAGAACTACTCGAGTTAAACCTAGTAGTCAAGGAAAACGTGCTAATAGAGCCCCAGTCGCTGATGTTCCCACTATAAGTGGTACATCTAGACCATTACGTATCCAAGAAACGGAACGTATAGGCACTATTACCGCCAATAGTAATGCTGGAAGCTTTAAAGCTGATGGCTTTACTATTAATCCTGCTAATACTACTACTTTCCCTTGGTTAAGCTCAATCGCAAAGTTATATGATAAATATAAGTTTCACAAACTTAGATTTAGTTATATTAACAATGCTCCGACCAGTGTAGCTGGTAATGTATCCTTAGCTGTCGATTTTGACACTTTGGATACTTCTCCTGCTACATCAATCGCAATGAGTAATTTAGCCAAGTTCAAGACTTTCGCTCCTTGGAAGTCTGAGACCTTAGAGATTCCAGTAAATAGAAGAGGAAATAACCTCTGGTTATTTACTGAAGATACTCAAGCTCAATCTGATACCAAAGTAGATCTTAAAACCTACAATTTGGGTAAGTTTTATGTCTCCACTGAAGGTATGAGTGCTTCCCAGGTTGCTGGATATCTCGTAGTTGAATACGATGTTGAACTTCTTGATAAGAACCCAAACTAGATTCGGCCGAACCACACATTCTTCTTGACGACTTGTGTACTTACCATCAATACTTGACGGCAACTACAGCAAGTAGTGTTTCGAAGTTGTATGGGGAGGCCCCTCAAAGTTTGCTAGAGGCTCAATGGGACAATAGTAATAAGATCCTTTCCCTAAATACTAATGATAACAAGCAATTGTATACCACCATTGATATGTACTACACTGGATCTAATCTAAGTGCAGACATACCAACGATTACTGTAACTACTCAAGATTTCTCGACTCCTGATTTCTCAAGAGAAGATGATTCCAAAGTAGATAATAGTAATTACATTACCTTTAGAAAGGTAACTCTGGTTGGTACCAATACTGGTTACACCTGTACTTTTGGTACTGGAAGCTTTTCTAATGTTCATATAAGAGTCTTTACTTATCAAAGATCTTAACATGCCATTAATGTTTCGTCTAACGTATGTGTTAGCCTAACATCCATCTAACACACTTCCTCTCTCCCTGAGAGTAGGTGGTAGTTGTTCTCTGGTACCACTTAAGGTATCACAGGATCAGAAAGAGTCCTTTATCTGAAGAACCCCTGGGCCCCCTGGGACTGTATGGGACTTACTAGGCAAAGGTGGTCTAGTTTGTCTGTTACAGGCCTCTTATAAAGGCAAGACGAAAGTCTCTTTATAAGATGATATAAGCTGAGGTACTGTCCTCAACCCATAAGGAACCTTTAGATATCTTATCTGAACCTTTCTTATCATTTACTCATACGGCTCATTGATTAAGTTCTTTGAGTTGGATTACCCTGTTGACAGGGATCACCCCGCATGATCATCATGATCCGGCGGTATAGATAGTAATATCTATAGAAGGTAATCAGATGTGAAACTCATCTGGAAACAGTTTTCGAGAGCTAGTCTCTGGT